AAGAACCAAAACCACAAGAAGCTCCAGACAATCATCTTGAGGATTTGATTAAGTCACTTAAAGAAGAGATTGATGCTTTGAAAAAGATGAATAGTGGCTTGGATAAGAAGGTGAAAGAGCTGAGTAAAACTCCTTCAGCAGCACCAGTAAACGTTAATGCGAAACCAAGTGGTGGTGTTGGTGTTGATTCATCAACTTATCAAGCATGGAGAGAACAGATGAGGGCAATGTATTAAAACTTTAAAAGGCTACACATTACGTAGCCTTTTTGTTTTTTTCATTCTTTCTATAGCAGTTCCCCAATTTGTATTTTCTTTAGGAGTTAGCAAGTTTAAGTTTTCAACTTTATTATTGGTTTTGTTTTCATCAATGTGATTAACTTGCATTTCTTCAACTATTTCGCCAATAAATGCCTCGTACACAAGCCTATGTATATCTTTACTATGTACCTTACCATCTTTACATAAACTAACTTTCATATATCCATTTTTACCAACAAATTGTTTGATTATTCTGCCTTTGAAATTCATACTTCTAACTTTTCCCCATCTACTGTTGGCAAATGTTGTTCTATCAAGGCTTCTAACTCTTCCATAATTGCTCACTTGGTACAATCCTTCGTACCCTTCAATATCTCTCCAAATTTCCATAGCATTAGATTATTTTAGCAAATATATATAAAAAAAACGACAATTCCAAATGCCAGTAGCACAAAATGCTAGTTACCACAGCATTTACATGTTTAATGTAAAAGAAAATAAAATAATAATCTAATAACATAATTAATTATGGCAAACTTTATCGACTTTAGTAATATTACCTATTGTGGAAAGGAAGCACAAGAAATCATGAGTAGAGATATTTACTCAATGGACTTACGTAATGTAGGTGTTACCTATATGGACTATGTAAATGGTAAAAAGAAGATTTATTCTGGTGAGATTGGTGATGCATGGCAGTTGTATACTTGTCCTTTCACTCCAGCGGGAGCTGCATCTCTTGCAGAGAGTTTCATCGAGCCAGCAGCTATCAAGGTTAACCAAGAGAACTGTTATGATGCATTCTGGCCTACTTTCTTGGTAGAACAGACTGAGATTTCATTGAGAGGTGGAATTCCTCAGACTTTCGGTGAGTGGTACTTTGGCAAGCTTCGTCAGAAGATGGAGAGAGAATATCAAGAGATTTTCTGGCAAGGTGACACTGCACACACTGCTTCTACGAAGGTTTATTTGAAGGCTACTGATGGTGTTGAGAAGAAGCTTAGCGCTCTTGGAACTGGTAACACTATTGCAGTAACTGCTTTCACCGTTGATAACATTCTCGCACAAGTTGAGGGTGCAATTCAGAAGGCTCTTGACCTTGCATCAGCTGGTGAGTATTCAACTGATAACCTCAAGGTTCTTATGAACTATGCTGACGTTCAGCTCTTAAAGATGGCTCTTGGTAAGATTTGTTGCCCAAATAGTCAGTCAATCTTTAGCAACTACGCTATGGGTCCTGATGGCGGTGTAATCATCTATGGTATTCCAGTTATTTCAACTGTACAGAGCAGAAATACCATTATCGTATGCGACCCAAGAAATCTTGTTTTAGGTTTTGATACATATGACTCACATCTTGAGTATAAGCTCATCGATATGCGTAACTCTACTGGTGACAACATGTTCCGCGTTCTTGCAATTAGCAATATTGCTGTTGGTATAATCTTCCCAGAGAGTTTTGTATTTGTGCATTAATTGGCACTCATTTGTCTACAAAATATAAACTGATGTGGAAGGGCATCAATATGGGTGCTCTTCCATTGTAAAAAGGAAAATAATTAAACAAAAATAAATCATAATATTATGGCTTTATCTTGTAATTTATCAAAGAATTTGCTTAAGACTAATACTTGTGGTTATTCGCATCCGGAGGTAAAGGACATCTATATTGCTAACTTCACTGATGTAACGTCAGCTCCAGTTGAATATAACTGTGAAAGTGGTGTAACTGTAACTGGTATTACTCTTGCAACTGGTGCTACTTTCTACCACATCGAGCCATCTAAGAATTCAGTAACATTTACTGATGAGTTGGTTGTTGAAGACAATGGTAACAAGTATCGCACCCATACTCTTACATTTGGTATTAGCGGAAAGTATGACAAGGACATGGTTTGTCCAGTAGATGCATTGGCACTTGGTCGTTTCTTCGTAGTTGTTGCAACTGCTGACGGTGAGTATCTTGCACTTGGTCGTAACACTGGCCTTGAGGCTTCTGAGCAGTCAATTGCTGGTGGTGGTGACAACAATGGTATTACTGTAACCTTGACAGCTAACGTAACTGAAAGTGCAGTTCCTCTTTCAAGTGCTGCTATCACTGTTGTAAGGGGTTAATTGAAATTAAATGTAAAATAGAAAAGAGTCTCATTCAATGAGGCTCTTTTTTTTATGTTTATTAAAAACTATATTTGTTATGGAGAAAATAATCAAAAAAGATGGCAAAGTGTATGCTGTCGAAAACTATTGGCAAAAGGGATTTGAGATTTATCACTATTTAGGTCTTGACCCAGACTATGTTGAAGAAGAAAAACCTAAGAAAAACAAGAAAAGCAAATAAATGGGAGCGTATACATCATATTATCTTTACCAAAAGTACGAGAAAAGAGGAAATCAAGATTGGATACCTTGTTACCCCAATGTATATTCAATAAATGGTGGTGGCAGTGAAACTCCAGTGATTAAGGAAGAAAATGATACAGCTTGTGGTTATGTTCCAAGTCAAGACCAAACAAGAAATGTATCTGGAACTCCTTGGTGTGAAAATTACAACCTTTATGTAACCATTCAGCACCAAGAATCACATGATGGTGGAACGACATGGACAACAACTGCCACAACAACAGAAATGATTGAATATCAAAGTGAGGATTGTGGATATGTTCCAGTTGAAGGTGATTATCTTACATTTGTTGCACAAGAAGATGGGACATTCGCATTTACAAATGCAGTTGATTATTCCCTTGATAGTGGTTCAACATGGACAACACTAGCTGCAAACACCAATACACCAACAATTGGAAGTGGTAGCTCAATAATGTGGAAAGCTGAATTAACGCCAGAAAATGGTATTGGAACATTCTCATCAAGTGGTAATTTCATTGCATCTGGTAATCCGCTTTCTCTATTATTTGGAAATGCTTTCTCAAATGTTATAGACCTAACTGGGTACGATTATGCCTTCAAACTTCTATTTAATAATTGTACAAAGCTTACAAGTATTAATGACTTGACACTTCAAGCAACAACACTAGCAGAAGGTTGTTATGCTGAAATGTTCTTTGGTTGTACATCATTAACAACAATTCCAAGTGGATTGTTACCATCGATGACGTTGGCAACAAAGTGTTATGAAGGTATGTTCGAAGGATGTACATCATTAACAACAGTACCTAGTGGACTATTAAAAGCAAATACAGTATCTGCTAGTGGATATTGCGCAATGTTCCAAGACTGCACAAGTCTTGCAACTGTTGAAAATGCTGCAATGAGAGCTACAACGATGTCAGAGGGTTCTTGTCAAGACATGTTCAATAGATGTTCAAGCTTAACAAGTGTCTCCAATAGTTTATTTGCTGATGTTACAACACTTGCTTATAGATGCTTCTATTGCATGTTCTATAAGTGTACAAGTCTACAGACAGCACCAAACTTATTAATGGGAGTGTTAGCTGAGAGGTGCTTTGAAGCTATGTTCTATGATTGCGCAAGACTTAGCAAGATTGTTTGCCTTGCGACTGATATTAGTGCAAACGGATGTACAAAAGATTGGGTGTCTGGAGTTCAGACAAGCAATGGAAGATTCATAAAGGATTCATCAAACAATTCATGGACAAATGGTTATAATGGAATCCCAAATAACTGGACAATTCAAAACGCTTAAAGCATATGAGTTATAAAAAATATTATTTATATAAGAAACAACAATCAACTGATGGTGGAGCTACATGGAGTGATGTTATTCCATTGGAAACTAGTCCAAGTGGAGATTCAATTGGAACATATGATACACTAGCAGAATGTGAATATGTACCACCAACACCAGTTAGTGCTCAGTATTTGACATTC